ATAATGTATATTCCTAATGATTTTTCTATTGATAATTGATATTCTTTTTGTGCATCAGACTGCCTATCTTTTGCCCATTTAATCTCAATTTTTACTGATCGCCCTTTGATAGTTGCTGAAATATCCGCAGTTCCTTTTGTACTTGTTCCTGGAGTCCAAACTCCGCTTCCAATAGTACGAACTCGACCAATTACGTCAGTAACTTGTTTTTTACCATCCCTGTATTGACCTTGTGAACTAATACGCTCCGCTTGGCAATTACTCATGTTTAAAAAGTCAATAACTAATCGAGTTAAATCATTAGCTCCAGCTTCTTTTAAATTAGGAGGCGGGATAGCATTTTCACGACCTATAAACGATGGATAACGTGTTAGTTTATCATCAATAAATAGTTTGGTATAACGTGCTTTATTTTGTTTGTTCATGTCGCTAAAATAAAGTTTCTTGTTTTATAGTTTCTTTAAATCTTTTTGCAGCTTCTTGAAGATTTAATTTAGCTTGTTTAAAATAACTATCTTTTAACTCTATACCTATTGCTTTTCTACCCATTGAAACAGGGCTAAAAACTTCACTACCTACACCCATAAAAGGAGTTAAAACAACCTCATTAGGATTTGAATATAATTCAACAATTCTATCAATTACATCTAATTGCAAAGGGTGTACATGTTTTTCGTCATCTTCTTCTTTACTATCTTTAAAAGGTAAAACATTATCAATTCTAATATCATCCCAAACACTCGAAGCATATCTTTGCCATATATAATGATTTAATTTTGTAATTTTATCATCCTCATTATGATTATTTAAATATTCCCAAAGTTCTACTTCATTTAAATCAGAATTATTTGCATTATTCCAAGCCCTTAAAATATTCGGTAAAATTGGTATTTCACCCGCATAATGATTAATTCCAAAAGGGTGTGTTACTGGTACTTTATTTTCGCCTTTTTTTGTAAATACCAAAACATAATCAGGCATAGCAGTAAAACATTTTGTACTATCCTCAACTATAAATTTATGCATTAAACTTTGCACCATTGTACGCATACGTACTTTTAATGGCTCTTTCCAAATTGTAATACGATTACGATATTCAAAACCATATTTAGTATGAATTCTAATTATTTCGTTTGGAAAATCCCAAAGTCGACATGTATTGTCAAATACATCAGTACAATGTACAGCAGTTATACGACCTGATTTAGTTACTCTTGAAATTTCAGCTACTAAAAACTCGTATTGATCTAAAAATTGTTCTTTACTTTCACAATTACTAAAATCGTTTTCGCTACTTGAATAGTTGTATAATCCTGCAAAAGGAGGACTATAAACACTTAAATCAATACTTTCGTTTTCAAGTGTTGGCATTACTAACATACAATCGCTGTTATAAATAGCGTAACAATCTGTTACTACTTGGTCTTTTACTTTGTTTTCCATAATTATAAAAAGTTAGGTTTTATTATTTCTTTATTAAATTCTTTTACTTTATGTTCAAATGAACGATTAACATTTTCAGTTAAATTTTTATGTAGTTGTATTGCTTTTTCTGTTTTTTGCTGTAAGGCTTCTAATACCCTTGTTTGTCCATCTGAAACTACTAAGTCTATTATTACATCTTTAGTTTGTCCAAAACGCCAAAAACGTCTTATAGCTTGGTAATATTGCTCATAACTCCATGTTGGAAAAAATACAGAATGATTACAATGTTGCCAATTTAAACCCATTGAAGTCATTTTTGCTTTGGTTATTAGCCTTTCAATTTCGCCATTTGCAAACGCTAAAAGTATTTCTTCTTTTTTGTCTATGCTTTGACTTCCTATTATCTCAACTGCATTTTTATCGGATGCTTTTAAAATACTACTTTCGTTATTTGTATTGCACCAATAAACAGAAGTTTTACCTTGTGCTAATTCAATAGCTTTTTGACATCTTTTTTCTTCTGTTTGTTTTTGTTCAAAACGTATTTCATTAAAGTTTTTAGCTACTATGTTAAACATTTGTAATTGACCATCAATAGAAACTTGACTGTCATTTGTAACTATGTGTTTATTTACAATCAATTCAGGTAAGTTATAACGTTCATTGTTAAATCCTAAATCACTTGGCATTTTAGCCATAATAGACCATTGATTTACCCAAGCAAAAAAATCCTTTTCAGCGTGAGGTTTTAAATAAAATTTTTCTCCAATATTTCTATTATTACTATCAACACTATTTTGATTGTTTTTAAAAAACTTACCTAACATATCCATATAGCCCATATATCCTAATGCTTCTGAACTTGTGCCTAATTCAATAAAATCATTCGGGGATGGTGTAGCAGTTGATAAAAATCTAAAAGGGATTTTTTTAACAAATGAGGTAACCTCTTGTTTAATTTTTCCATCGAAATTTTTAAGTATGGAGCTTTCATCTAAAATCACACCTTCAAAATCCTTTTCATTGAAGTAGTGCAAACGCTCATAGTTACAAACAACTATTTTTTTAGTGTGCTTACCATCTTTTGAGTATTCGATATCATCAATACCTAATTTTTCAGCTTCAAGTATAAACTGAAATGCAACAGCTAAAGGAGTCAAAATTAAAACCTTTTTGTTAGTGTGGTTTACAATGTTTTTAGCTAAAGATAATTGTACTAAAGTCTTACCTAATCCTGTATCTAAAAAGACAGCACTACGCCCTTTTAAAATAGCTTTTTCAATAACAAACTTTTGAAAGTCAAATGCTATATCCGGAATATAGTTTGCCTTAAATCCAAAGTTACCTATTGAATGTTTTTTGTTTTCAATAAATTCTTTATAATTCATATAATAGTTTTTATAAGGTTTAAATTAAACCGCTTTAGGTAGCAAAAATTAATTTACTACCGCAGCGGTTGTTAATAATATTAAAATGGAAAATCATCCTCAACAACAGGTTTAGGACTTATAACTTCTGCCTGATGCACTTGTACATTATCAGCGTTCCAAACGGTTGTAAATCCTTCGCCAATGTAAATAGTATCCGCTTTGGCCTCTCGCTCCTCTTTTGTTTGAATAACACAAGCGAAATGCGTTTTGTTAATTTTGTACTTGTCAGAAGTAAATATAGTTTTCGCTTCTTTAACCTCAACTAATTTAAATTTAATTTCCTGGACTTCTACATCCTGACCATCTTTGTTTTTGTAACTTCTTTTTGTTACTAAATTACGCAACGCTTGTGCGTTTAACGTTACTTGAATTTCTGCCATAATTTCTAATATTTAATGTTATTTATAAATTCTCTAACTTCTAAAACTTTATTTTGTAATTGCTCAATAACCTCTGCATTATACTCAATCTCAAAATGCTTAATTCTATACTTCGCATCCATATCATCGTAGTTATGTTTTTCTTCATAAGTTAATTCTTCAGGAGTGTTCAACAATACATAAACTAAACATGCTTTTTTACATCCTGTAAGGTGCATATAAACCTGTAATTGATAGTAATAATCTTTAGTTGGTATATCATTATCAAATAATGGAAAAGTAAAACAATCCCAACTGCATTTTGTATCATAAACAACACCATCGACAATTAAATCCGGAGTGCCTGTAAAATAATCATCTTCAAAAAATTTCTCATTCTTAATAGCAAAAGACAAATCTAATAATTGAATAGTCTTATCGATAGCTTCATCTTCAAGCCATAATCCTTTAGATAAATATTTGTTATTGATATTTTTACGAATACCGTAAATGCTTTCTTTTAACCATTCGTAGACATAAGTTTTTGTTGTTTCTGATAATGTTTCAGTCTTTGATCTTGGAGCAGTCATTAGCTTTCCTGAAGCCGAAGCTCGTGCTTTAAATAAGTTGTTTTGCGTTTTCATCTGATAAGTTGTATTTAGTTCGTATTTGTTCAATCGTATAATTACCGCTTTTTACAGCTTCTTTTACCTTATTCCAATTAGGATGCTCCGGTGTTAATTCAATCAATGTCAAATCTAATTCGTAGTTAATTAAATCCTTACGGTTTAAATCAGATCCGAATAACTTACCGAAGTGATCAGCAGCATCTTTTATAGCTATTGTCTTTGCAACAGGATATGCCATTGATAAAGCACCATTATTAATATTGTTTAAATCTGCAGGGGATGTTCCTTTAGCAGTTTGTAACTGCGAAGCACCAATGCCATCATGAAACAACCATTCGCCACTTACCGGATGCAAATAATGTATTCTAACAGTTACCCAAACACCGTTAAACGATGTGCCTTGGCCTGTAATTTCAATCTTATAAGACTTAAATATAGTTTTTAATAAATACTCAATCCTTTCAATAGGCAGGTATTTATAACCTCTTATAAATGGGTGATCCTTTACCCATTCTTGTTTAGGTTGCTGGTTCATTAAAGTTACAAATACATCGGCTTTCTGAATAGAAAGTTTATCGGTGTAGATATCATTAATTTTTGGTAAATTACTCATAAAATAGGTCTGAAAGGTTAATTACTGAAAAGCTTTTGTTAGTCGTGTTCATTAATAAGCTGTATGCTTCCGATACTGTTAAATTTGAATAAAGATAGTTATCTTCTAACGTTTTAATTAGTGCTGCATATGCGCTTGGGTATAACGGCAACATTTCTTTTAATTGTTCTTTGTGTTCTTCTTTTAAATTGTCAAATAGTGTTTTCATAATAGTTTAAAATAAAAATCCCTCTTTCAAAAACATAGGTCAGTATGTTAATGTCAGAGGGAATAGTTATGTTTCGTTTTAGCAGTTCTGACCAACTGTTTAGCAA